CTGGGCCAACACTGTGGCAAACACCGTGAACAGCTACAATGGCGGCCAGACTACCATCACGACGACTTCGAATTTCGCTCAGACAGCGCAGGGTGTAGTCAACCCGAGCGGCACAAGCCCATCGATTCCTCCCAACACGAACGCCATTCCTAGTCCCAGTGTCAACCCCTTGCAGGATCTGGACCCGGCTAACTACGTTCCCGTGGCAGGGCAGGACATCAGTGACGCAGATGTGGACGCGCTGACTCCGAGCTACGTTATTCAGGACTCATCGTTGGATGCTAACCCGTGGTATAAGGACAGGGAATTGCCCAACACGCATAAGTCCTTGAGCGCGCAGTATCCTTCGCCCATCACATTTCAGATCGAGTTGCCAAGTTCAGCTCAGTCGGGCAATGCTGTCTCGTACCTGTCTAATTCGAGCGGCCAACCCATCGTGATCGAACTGAATGTCTCGATGAAGTCGTTGAACACTACGAGCAAGCACATCATCCACAAGAACCCGACCCGTACGGGCATGCACATCACGTTTTGGGGTATGCAGCCTGACGTCATCGTGGGCGAGGGTACGACCGGAGCCTTCTTCAACCAGATGGGGCTAGCCAACTTCATGTCGACGGCGGCATTCACTGGTGCTCTTCAGACTCAGATTTTGCAATTGTTGAATCAGTCCAAGCCGATCCCGCAGTTGTCAGTGGTCATTGAGAACAACGGGCAAGTGACCAGTACGGCGCAGGCGAACCAAGTAGCGTTCTCGAAGAGACAAGCTTTCGGCGGGAACCCTATCGCGGCTAGCGAAGGTGTACGTCCGGCAGTTTCTCCTAACAACCGGAAGAGCTTGCAGAGGAGTTTGACTGGTGAGGCTCTCCGCGTGGCTGCTCAAGATGCGTTTCAAGAGCTACTCATGCTGTTTAAGGAGAATGGAGTCATCTACTTCCACCCTTCAAGCTACAAGGGGTTTTCGTCTGGTAGCGAGCAGAGCTCACCGACGGCGTGGTCGCCGTCAACGGGCACTTCTAGCTTTGAAATGAACGCTAGGAACAACGATGTTATGGCTCGCGGCAAAGTCGCAATGAAATTCAAGAGTTCGGTGTACCTAGGCTATTTCAAAGCCTTCAGTTGGACGCAGGACGCAGAGCACCCATTTTTGTGGAACTTCAATTTCACGTTCCAAGTGGAAAGCACGATGACGCTCGTGTACTACCCACTGTCTACAGGGTCTGTGATGTCAGCGCCGGGGAATAGTTAATGGCAACTTCACCAAATGCGAACGATGCTAGCGACGTTGCGATCGTAGCGCCGTCGAATGCTAGGACCACGTCGATCATCCCACTGCCAATTCGCGGTGAGAAGCGCATTGTCCCTACGCCTACAGATCCGAACTCAATCACGTCCATGGCTGAAAGGTCAGCGGCCAAGAGAGGCGGCAAGAATCGCAAATTTGTAAAGCCTAATGATTTCAATCTCACGGCGGCGAAGAAGACGTTCACACAGTACGTGATCATCCGGATTCCCGGTCGAGGAGTAAACGGAGCGCCTCTGACTTTCGAGTTCTTGATCAACCCGAAGTCGATGCAGGTTACGAAGCAGACGATTGATGCTCAAGCCCTGACCCGTGCTGGATGGCAGTTCGGCGTATGGGGCGAGGACATGACCCAGATTTCGATGTCCGGTACGACGGCTGGTCAGTACTTCTCCAACGGCCTGACTGACGACTATTCGGAATTCACGGTGTCCTACCGCAACATGATGATGCTGACTACGTTCTTCGAGAACAACGGCTACTATTTCGAGGGTGAGCAGGCAGGACAGGGTCCGCTGGCGGCTGACTTTACTCGTCGTCGTGTCAAGATGCATCAGGACGTTCAGCTGATCGTTGGCAATTTCATCTGGTACGGAATGTTCGATCAGTTTGTCGTGACCCAGAGAGCTGACCATCCCTACGCGAATGAATTCACGCTGACGTTCATGGCTTGGAAGGAGCGGTACCGTTCCTCTTCGCCATACCCGAACAGCATCAAGAACGACATCCAGCGCGGACACTCAACCACGGCCTATCAGGGCTACGGAGCGAGCGCGGCTCAGGCTCAGCAGCAGCTCATCAATCAGGCAACCACTCAGATCATCAACTCGATCGAGAACGGCACTTATGGCACGGCTGCGACTACGCTCCCAAATCCAACCACGGCAGCGGCAGCGGCGAAGGTGGCTCCTGCGGAGCCGGGTCCATATACGACCGATGTGCAGGATCAGAATGCCCCGGCGAACAATGACATCAAGAATCCGACCGAGAGTTTCTTCGGTGGCCCAGTGCAGGGTAGCGGGGTAGCAGGCTAATGCCTTCAGCGATCCGCAATATTCTTCAGACGGTTCAGGAACGGGAGATCATTAAGACAGCTCCCGATATGGTGTGCTATCTGGAAGGTTTGCCGTACATCCGCAATCCATATCTGGAAACGACGCAGACGCAACAGCAGCCAGTTTTCTGCAACTTCAACAACCACGTGACTGCGATCACGGGGCAGTACAGCGTGGACAATCTCATCCCCACTTGCGCCATCGCGCTTTCTGTGCCGAATGACCAGAAGCGCTACTACATGGCACCGGGAGGCAACCACATCATCCAAGCCATGATGGAGGTTCAGATCTACGCGAAGGGTTACTACCTGTCGACGAACGGCAACTCGATTTACCGCCGTATTTTCAAGGGTTTAGTCAGTCACGCGTCATACAACGACAACGGAAAGACTCTGGAGATCTCGATCCAGTGCTCTGGTGTGCTCCAGTTCCTTGAGCAGATGCAGATCGACCTCTCTCCGGCGCTGATGAGCAATTCGCCGCTCGGACCGACGGTGTACATCAGCAACCAAGCAAACATGAGTCCATTGCTCGCAATCATGGACACGCTGACCCGCTCGATCTCCACCGAAGGCTTTCAGCTCAACACGTTGAACCAGCAGACCATCGCGGAAGGTCCATACGCACAAGCCATCCAGAGCGGCTACGTTGCAAAATGGCAGAACATTTTGAACAGCGTGAAGGCCGACATTCACATTTACGGCCTGACGCAAAAGGACGCTCCAGATCCGGACGGTTCATTCGGTACGCGAGTTACGAACAGAGGTTCTCTGGGCAACACGGTGAAAAACCCAGAAGATCCGAAACTCAAGACCGTTCAGGGTCAGACCTATGGACAGGACAATGAAGCCACGCAGTATGGCAATATCCTGTACGACAAAATTCGTCAGTGGCTCCCGGATTCGGGTGACGGCGGAACTCCTCCCCTGTTGAACGGTCGCATCGTGTCTCGTGCAGAGCGGCTCCGTGCGCTCATCGCTCAGACTGGTTATGAGGGCTATCAGGACATTGACGGCACGATTATCATCAAGCCGCCGCTGTACAATCTGGACGTCACGAACGTCGGTCAACAGAGTAGCTCGACCACGAATGCTGCGGTTGCCTCGACCGACATCTACGCGGAGAACAATCCATTCGTCATCAATCTCGTTGAGATTGAGAACGAGCAAGAGACTGAAGACCAGCAGGGTATCCGTGCAACTCGCATGACCATTCGTGGTCCTTGGGATCCACACTGGCAGGTTCAGGGTACAGACGATAAGCGGTACGTGTCTGAGTACGTCGACATCAAGCTGCTTCAGCAGTTCGGTCTGCGCGAGGAGCCTGCTCGCGATTTCGGATTCAAGAAGGACGATGACAAGCTGCTCGGTTTTGCCGTAGCGGTCATGGAGTTGATCAAGGCAAATCGCGGCTACCGTACGTACACTTGCCGCATTCCATTTCGTCCAGAGTTGAAGCTCGGCTTCCCTTGCTTCATTCCTCACAGGGACATGTACGGTTATCTACGCACCGTTGCCTACAGCTACAACGTGGGTGGCGCTTGCACTATGGATCTCGGTTTCGATTTGATCCGCCGCCGCCCGGTGTATCCTGTGGTCCACAAGTCGACACAGCAGCAAGCCGGGGTGAACTCGACAGGTACCTCGAATAACAATGCGATCATCTTCACCAGCCAGAAGAATCTGATCAACCGTTGGGTTAAGGTTGCAGCGTCTGATACGGCGGCATCATCTGGGTCTGCCGCCCCGAGTCTGAACCAGTTCTCGGCATCCACAGCGACCGACAGTTGCCAGCTACCGGGTCAGCCAAGCTCGATGCCGCTCGCTCCCACTATCCAGCCGAATGCTGACAACATCAAGCTGCTAAATTACCGCCAGAGCAAGCTCGGCTCCACGTGGATGTGCCTCCCTGATTCCGTAGGCAACTCGTGGCAGGTTCAGGTGGACGATGACGATCTATTCACGTCTCAAATCCCCTGCGATGGCGACTATCTGAACACCATTCGCTATGCTCAGCCGTTCACCGACCAGAAAGGCTATGAGCTTGTCACGCCGTTCCCGTGGGGCCGCTGGATCTCACTGAAGGACGCGATTCACGAATTCACCCAGACGGGTTACATCAGCGCCACGGTTGCTCCTTCGCCGTTGCAGATCCCTGCTGTGCAGAGTTTCCTCTTTGCTGGAGTCGGTACGCCAACGGGCAACTTGGACCCAAGCTCGGCTCTGTCGTCTGCGTTGACTACATTGCAGAATGAGGTAGGCCAGAACACGACGGTGTTCGAGTTGACTTATCCATCGTCATCCGGTAATACAACTCAGGGAGATCTCTCGCTGCTACAACAGGGTACGCCGGATGCAGCTTTGCAGACTCTGATCAAGAATGACATCAACGCTCGTGTTCAGATGTTTGTCATGGGTCCGGCACAGCCTCATGGCAATAAGGACGCGGCTTTGCAGCTGCCTATCACGCCGCAAGGATCGCCCTCGTTGTTCGGCTCTTTGCAAAACGTAGGAGCCATAGTAAATTCGATCTCGCGACCATAACATGGAAGATAACTCACAGGTTTACCGTCCAAGCATCGCCGAACGCAAGCGCGAAGATGAGATCTATCAGCTCTTCATCGGCAAGGTGTCGCATGTGGACTATGAACGCAAGGTCATGGTGCTACAGGACAACCGGACAGGGGATTTCTGGGAAGACGTCAGCATCATTCCAGCGAACGACAACTCCACAGAAGCCACTGACGTCCAGATGCCAGAAGAGGGCGCTGAGTGTCTGGCTTGCTGCATCTGGTATCGCAGCGGTTTCAGCAAGATCGCAATCGTAAACTGGGTGGCTAGCGATACAGTCCGCGCCATCGACGCTATCGCGACACGTCCCGTTGAGGAAATTGTAGGTTGGAGTGAGCGCAAGCGCGGCACCTTCCGCAAGGCATACCCCGGTCAAAAGACCACCACGAATTCGAGCGGCTTCACGTCTCGTATAGACGAGGGCTGGGACTACGCCACCAGCGACATGTCTCGCAACTGGCTGAACGTTCACCGCCGCGAGTGGCTCGAGATTACCTCTCGCCGCGTCAATTACTCCGACGCCGGGCTGGTTTACGATGGGCCAGTCGAACGCGCCAATGCGTCGAACATTCCAGCTCGTCGGCTCCCGGATGGCAGTCAGGACTATGTCCTGTATTTGCAGCCGGATACATCGTGGGCCCAGAGGTACCAAAACGGCCAGCAGGATCTGATTCCGATCGTTGAGAAATTAGAGCGCGTTCAAGAGTTCGCTCTCGATTTCGCCGTGCCAGCGGAGGTTCTGGAGACAGACCTCATGGACAAGATTCTCGGGACGAACGCTTCTCCTTGGACGAGAACAGTCGTAACAGGCTCCCCGATTCAGACCGATGATCAGTCCTTTATCGTCCAGTCGGGAACACAGCCGGGGCAGCAAGGCTGGGACAACCCGCACAGCAAAGCTAAGCCAGCGGTTGGTCCGACGCTGAGAGAAGGACCGACTCCTCGCCGCCGCGCTTACATCATCGAGAAGAGTGAAGGAACTCTGGTAGGCTACAACCGTTTCGACACGAGCACCTACGGTTTCGTCTTGAAGCCTGTGCTGTTCCCCTACACAACGGCGGGACGTTTTGGAGCGGACGTTGATTCTTCGTACAAGAAAGTCAACCCTTCTACAGACCATGTTGAGACAAGGCTTGCAGCCGATGGCATGATGTTCCGCTTTCCGCACGAGTACAACACGACTCGCTTCGACTTCACGAAAGAAGGAATGATCTCCTTCGAAATCGGCAGTACGATGCCGAAAGAGAACACGCTATTCGACAACTCTGGGTCCGGTTCCAGCTACGAGCATCCACACGGCGCTGGTCGTTCGTTGGAAGGGCATCTTGTGGGCTCGGCAAAGTTGGTCATTGGCAAGAACCGTGATGAGGAGGACGCGCTGGACGCTCAGATTCTTGGTCAGTCTGTCTTGCGTTTGGGCGCAGACGACACGTCGCTGCCGGACGATCGTCGCATGGTGACCACGCAGATTCGTGGAAGTGGTGA